TGTGCCAGCGCAAACGGTCTGTGACCAAAATTAGCCCAGAGGGCAAAACCATGACACTCGAAACACTGCAAGCCGAAATTGAAACGCTCAGGCTCGAACTTGAGTCCAAATCTTCAAAGATTGGCGAGCTAAGCAAAGAAAATGCTAAGTGGCGTCGCCAAGCTCAAGGGAAAGATTCTATTGATCCTGATGAGTTTGCCAAAATCTCTGATGAGTTGGATTCTTTGCGAGGTCAATACGCTAAGGAAACTAAGTCAGCCAAAGCCGAAATCGACCGTCTGAGCAAAGCCGTATCGGAAAGCGAGACGAAACTGTCAAGCATTCTGGTTGACGGCGGACTGACCGAAGCAATGGCAAAGGTCGGCGTTAGACCTGAACTCATGGGCGCTGCCAAGGCGCTGCTGAAGTCAAACGCAATCGTGAAAGACGGCGCTGCACTTTTGGGTGACAAGCCACTAGCTGAAGCTGTGGCAGCATGGGCAACCGGCGATGAAGGCAAGCACTTCGTCGCAGCCCCAGTAAACACCGGCGGCGGCGCTAATGGTGGAAACGCAAACCCAGTCGCGCCCAAGGGCAACCTCGGCGGCGACCGAACCCAACGAACTAATGCAATCGCTGCCAGATTCCCTGAACTCGCAGCAAGCTAAGGAGCTACACCATGTCTTTATCGCAAATGCAGGTTTTTAACCAGTATGTGATGCCCGCCACCATCGAAACGCTGGCTCAGATGATCGACAAGTTCAACGCGGCTTCGCGTGGCGCTATCCGTCTGACCACTGCGGGTTTTGATGGCGACTTCTACCAAGAGTCGTTCTTTGCCGCTATCCACAGCGCCCAGCGCCGTGTTGACCGCTATGCCGCCCAAGGCGCAGCACCTGTAACCGACCTGACCGAACTGAAGCACAACGGCGTTAAGGTTGCCGGTGGTTTTGGCCCGATCCGCTTTGAGCCAGGTCAGTTAACTTGGTTGCAGCGCCCGACTGCTCAGGGCATCGAAGTGGCTTCGCGCAACTTCGCTGAAGCACTGCTGGCTGACCAGTTGAACACTGCCATCGCCGCGCTTGTTGCCGCTATCAGCAATAACACCGCACTGGTCAACGACGTGTCTGCCACCAGCCCAATCAGCCAGCGCGCACTGAACGCCGGTCACGCCAAGTTCGGTGACAGCTCCAGCGCCATCATCGCCAACGTCATGTCGGGTGCCGCACTGCACACGCTGATTGACGGCGCATTGGCCAACAGCGAGCAGTTGTTCCTCGCAGGCAATGTGCAGGTTGTGGACATCCTCGGCAAAGCCTTCGTTGTGACCGATGCCCCAGCCCTGACCGCCGCTGGCAAAGACAACGTTCTTGGCTTGGTTGACGGTGCCGCGATGGTATGGGACGGCTCGGACGTTATCAGCAACATCGAAACGACCAATGGCCAGACCCGTATCGAGACCACGATGCAGGTTGACTACACCTTCGGTCTGTCGCTCAAGGGCTATTCGTGGGATGTCACCAACGGCGGCAAGTCGCCAACTGACGCTGAACTGTCCACAGGCACTAACTGGGACAAGGTGGCAACATCGAACAAGCACACCGCTGGCGTGCTGATCATCGGTGACAGCGTTTAAGTAATACCAGGGGCGGCTTCGGTCGCCCCACCTATTTTGAGGTGTTGAGATGATTGCTTACGAACCGCATCCCGTATCGCCAGAACGCAAGGCCGAACTGCGCGCCGCTGGTTTTAAGATCCTCGACATCAAGTACAAACCGGCAGATGAGCAGGGCGAATTGCCCGTCGCTGTCGTGCAGAAACCTAAGCGCCGAGGTGCTAAATAATGGCCTTGGTTATCGGCGATAACAGCTACGCAACGGTAGCCGAGGCTGATGCCTATTATCTGGCGCGTGGTGTTACAGACTGGGCAACGCTGACGACGCCACAAAAGGAATCGTCGCTGATTCTCGGCACTGATTACCTTGAAGCCACCTACTCGACCGCGTGGCAGGGCAGGCGAACAGATCCGGAACAGTCGCTATCGTGGCCGCGCTCGGACGTTTTTGTCGAGTATTACCCGATCCCGTCAAACACCGTACCAGCCGCGATCATCAAGGCTCAGATCGAGATGGCCTTGCGTGCGAGCGCAGGTGAACCGCTGATTCAGGATCAAGGGCAGCGCGTGACCGAGGAAAAGGTCGATGTCTTGACGGTGAAATACGCAGACTTCAGTGACCCTGCCTTGCGCTATCCCTACGTCAAC